TGACAAGCTAGACATCGACTACATCGGACCCTACGGTGCGGACTGGTGGCTGTGGCCAGAATCGAACTCTCCGGTCAGGGTTACCCACGGCACCAAGGTCAGGTCCGGGGCCGGAAGCACGGCGACAGCCATCGCGAAAAGCTCGAGGTGGTCTGAAGTCTACGGCCACATCCACAAAGTAGAGATGGTGCAGAAAACCTTTCACGGTCCCAACGGTCCGCAGACTGTGACCTGCCTAAGCCCCGGATGTCTTGTGCGCGTTCCGGGGCCGACACCGGGTGTTTCTTTAACTCCCGACTGGCAACAAGCGGTCGGACTAGCTATACTTGACGAGAACACGAATGATGTTCATATGCAGTTACTTCCAATCACTAATGGCCGGATCGTATGGGACGGCCAAGTCTTTGAGGGACATGACCCCTTCGAGCGCATTGCTTTTGAGACCGGCTGGAAACAGATTATCGGAGAACGACATGGGAAAGAAAGGTAAGAAGGGATTCAACATCTTCGCACTTGCTTCGCGCATCCTTCGGGTTGGCCGCGAGGTTACTGGCGCTTTGTCGGACGATGGCAAGATCAGCGACCGTGAGCGGGACGTGATCATCGCAGTTCTTTTGGAAGAGATTAGTTCATACCTTGACGAGATCATGGGGTGATAGATGGCCGCCACAGTCAATAAACAGTCTACTCGGGTAGACTACAGCCAGCTTGTAGATTCGTTGACCAGCACCACTGCGGTCAGCGACGCCTTCGGCACAAGCGGCAAGCTTTACTTCTTGTACGTTTCGAGCAGCGGCGGCGCATCGTCGGGCAGCTTCGACTACCTGAAGCTCTTTGACACCAAGGAGCAGGTCACCGTCGGCACAACGCTGCCAGACTTCATCTTTCCAATCACCTACGGGGCCACGGAGATCTTCCACTTCCCCGATGGGCTGACGATTTCAAACGGCTTGGGGTACAACGCGAGCAACACTGGCGGCACTGCCGCCGGCAGCAGCCCGGCGCGCACCCTAAGCATTCAGATGGTTTTTAAGTGAGGTAACTGATGGCGCAGATTCAACCCCTTCTTAATCCCATCGGCGGCAGCGTATACACTGCGACGATCTCCAACGCGAGCGCCGTGAACAACCCGCTGTCAGACACTGCTGTGACTGCCTACCAGATTGAGGTAGACAACACTGCCAACAGCGCGGCTACCTACGTCAAGGTGTACAACGCAGCATCGCCGGCCCACGCCAGCAACGCACCGATGATGACCCTCAAGGCAGAGGCATCGACGAAGCAGCACTTCATGTTCCCCGCGGGCACGGAGATTGGCTACTTCTCGTACATCGTGACGACTACGCAGGCCAACACGGGCACCCCGTCAGCGACATCCAGTGCCGTTGACATCGCCCTGCTGTACGGCTCATCCCCGTAGTCTGACGCAACGGAACTCGGCGCCATCGAGGATCTGCTCCTCGGTGCCCGACCACTCCGAAGGCAAGATGTCGAAGCTATCGACCTCTCCAACCTTGCAGATGTTGCGCCAGATCACGCCCGACATCGACGACAGCGTGGTGGCCTCGAGAACCAAAAGCAGGTCTCCACGCTTCAGCGCGAGGAAAGAGTGGCCGCCCTCCCAAGGCTTCTCCCACTTCTGATAGAGATACCACCCATTGCCCCGGCCTTGGGTGGTGATGCCAAGCTCATCGGCTGTGGTCAGGGGGCCGTACAGGTCATCTCTGCCCCACATCTGCCACTTCTTGTACCTCTCAAAGCCCCAGTCTGCTTTGGGGTAGACGGTCGCTAGCAGCCCGTAGGTGAAGGTGGAGCAGTCGATCTCTCTCGTCCCCGTGCGGATAAGCGTGCTCGGGATGCCGGGGATGTGAGGCGGGTAGTCCACCTTGTGGCCGTACTTGTATCCCCACCACACCGGCAGGGCCTGAAGGATCCGAGCGCGAAGACGGGTGCTCCCGACCTCCGCAGGATGCAAACCAACGGGACAAACTTTCATGACACCCTCACCAAGTCCCACCCAAGGGACATAAAGTCATAGCCCTCCGGTAACACGGTCGTCTGCACGAATGCACCCGCGCACTCCACATTTCTAAGGGCGCGCATAAGCCACCCCAAAGTCACCGGGTCATAGGCCCTATCGGGCAGAAGGAACAGCGCGCGGGGCCCACTCAACAGGGCTCCAGCTAGCGCCACTGCGAGCGCGACAGTCTCTACGCCCGAGGGGATCACCGCCGTGCCGTTGAGAGACAGGCGAAACTCCTTGTCCGAGATGTCGCAGAACTCTGCGCGGCCCATCTCTTCGGGCAGGTACCTGTTGATGTGCGCCTCTACAGAAGCAAAGGAGCCCCGAACAAACTTCAGCGCCTCGGCGTCAATCTGCTGCTTCAACTCCTTGGCGTGCCGGATGTCGTCCTCGAGCCCCGACTTGTCGTTCATCACTCCCAGAGGAAGCTGCGAGGTGTCGTAGTGCTCATCGAAGAAGCTCTGCACCACCTTCAACTCGCGCAGCCTAGACTGGTGGCTGCGGATGGCGGAGGACACGGCGCGCGACATCTCCAGCAGGGCCTTACGGTACGAGCCGTGGTGCTTGACGCGAGCCTGCCAGCCGGGGATGTCGAGGTCAATCGGGTGGTCGTCATCGTCGAGATGCTCCAACAGAAACTCGATGAGCGCGGCGCCACTGCCGGTCATGGCGCGCATCGCCATAGCGACGACGTTGTCGAAGCGGTCGCTGCGGTCACCCCACGAGACCTCCTCGCCGTCCACATCCAAGGTCGAGTACAACTCCCTGCCCCTCGGGGCTAGGCGTTCGAGCGCGCTCTTCTGCTTCACATCTTTGCCCGCCGCATCGAAGGCGGTGTCGAAGGCAGCCAGTTCGATGGAGTGCATGATGGCGCTCTTGCCCGAACCGTTGCGGCCGATGATCAGGTTGTACGGTGAGTGAAGGCTTAGGTCAATCTTGCCCTTCACACTAGAATGTATTTCGTTTATCACTTGTCCTCCCTCACTTCTCGGGGCCATATCCAGCCCCCATGTTTGCACTTGCACGCCCAACCTCCCTGCGGCCCAGCGTCAACGATGGTGTCCATGATGCCCCAGTGCCACGTCCGGGGCTCCTTGCACTTCGGGCACTCGGTGCCCTCCTTCTCCCACACTAGGCGACGCGCCATAGATTCTCCCGCGTCGAACGGATCTTCTTGTGGCTGACCTGCCCCGAGTCCACCAGCTTGCGCAGCCAGTAGGCCAAGGTCAGCGTCCCGTAGCCGCTGAAGTCTGCTAGCTCACGAGTGGTGTACCACCCGCCCGCAGGAATAGACTCGAGTACTCGCTCTTGCTTTCGCCTGTTCATCTGTTCTCCCTAGACATCTTTCCAAGTTGTTCCTATCTCCGCTTCGGCGGTGAAGGTAACCTCAAGCCCGTCGACCCTGCGGGTCAGGGTCTCGTCAACAATCTCCTTGACCTCTTCGGCCCGCTCTTCGGGGACCGACAGGAGCACCGCATCGTGTAGCTGATTGACCAGACCTACCTTGTTGTCGAAGTCAAACGGAATGCGCTCCACCAACTCGAGCATCGACATCGCCACCACGGCGAAGCCTCCAGCCTGCACCCCGAAGTTGAGGATGGCGTTGTAGTCCTCCTCTGCGAAGTAGCGCCGGCGCATCCACACGCGCTCCTCGACGTACCCCACTTCGGAGAACTGCTTCATGGTTTCTTTCCACCACGCTTCAAACTCCGGGGCTTCCGCTTTCCATCGACGATGCAGCAGTCTGATCTGCCGCAGGTCGTAGTGCGCGTAAAGCATGTTTCCTTCTTCGTCTTCCGCCCGCCCGATGATTTCGTGGACTTTCGGGGCGGAGGCTCCGTACAGCGACGCGAAGCAGATGGTCTTGGCGAGGTTGCGGAGTTGCTTGAACTGGCCCTTGCCTTTGCCCATCTTGGTATCCGGCGCTCCTTCCGCTTTCCAAAACGCTTCTCCGAACATGAGGTCCGCGGTAAGGTTGTGGGGGTCGATCTCTTTCTTCTCGAAGGCGTCGAGGTAGTGCTGGGCTCCAGCCAAGGCCGCTGCGAATCGGAGTTCAAGCTGGTCGTAGTCTGCACCCACAAAGACGCAGCCTTCTGGAGGGATGAACATATCCCGTAGGTTGAAAGGTATGTTCTGAAAGTTTGGGTTAGAGGACGATAGCCTTCCAGTAACTGTTCCGTGCGAGTTGTAGTCGGGGTAAACATAGCCATCCTTTACGACGCCAGCGTCGGGGGCAAACTTTCTAATGTAGGTGGACAGTAGCTTCTCGGCGCGACGATAGAAGCGGAGTGCGTGAAGAAACTCCTGCTGCTCTTCGCTTGCCAAGGGGTTGATAGAGAGAGCCCGCAGTGATGCGGCGCTGGTGGAGGGCTCGCCTGACAGGGTGTACTCGTGAGGCGGCAGGCCCCAGCGGTCGAACAGCAGGCGCCGTAGCTGCGTCGGGGAGTTGGGGTTGAGGTCTGGCTCAATGTGGGCCAACTCGCTGCGCCACTCGTAGGCTATCTCGGCCTGCTCCTCCTCGTGAAGAGCGCGCGTCCCCTCGTCAATGCGCATCCCCATACGACGCATGCCTGCGCAGAGGTTCTGAAGCTGCAAGTCCTTATCGATCAGATGAGTCTGCTTCCGCTCGTACACGATCTCCAGAAGGGGCTGGATGATACGGGAGGTCACGGCCACATCCGTAGCGCAATACTCGTGAAGCTCCTCGTCTGTCCGAGCGGTCACCCCAGCGTGGTCCGCCTTCCACGCAGGAACGTCTGTAAGCATAGAGCCTACGAAGCCAAGGCTGTGGCGGTACTCGGACGCGCCCAGCTTGTGCAGCAGAATGGTGTCGATCAGAGAGGTGGGCGTGCCTAGCCCATGAGACTCACACACCAGACGATCAAAGTAACCTGCATTGTGACCGGCAATACGAACCGAATCATCATTGAACACCTCACGGAGCAGGCGTTTAATCTCTCGCTCATCCTCTGGCGAGTAGAATCTTGACACTCCGTCGATACTCAAGAAGCCCAGTATCAGAACCTCGTTGTCCGTGCCGATCCCTATGCAGCGAAGCTCGCAGTTCAAGGCGTCCACGCCGTCGGTCTCCACGTCGTAGGTCAGCACCCATTCGTTCTTGCGCGCGTCGTCAAAGAACTCACGCACCACATCGGGCGGCGGGTTGTAGCGCACTACCGGGTCCACCCAGCGCAGCCTGCCCCGGTGGTGGCGCATGGCCTTCTGCACATCGCTGTGCAATACGGGCGTCAGATGCCTCTGTACGGCGACCTGTGACGGATGGTAGGTCGGCAGTACCTTGAGGTCACCGGACGCCGTGGGGCCACCCCTGACGGCCTCCAACGAGGGGTTGCCCGGAAGCACTGACTTGGTCGCGATTGGTCCGCAGGTGATCACCGTCTTGTACCGGGCCATCTCTTCCTCCACGTGACCCCGGCACGCCTCCGTCGGCGATAGCTCCACGGGCTTACCCGAAGCGGTCAACGCGCGGTTCCTCTTCTTGAGTAGCTGCATGAACATGCGAGGGTCGTCCTTCGGCCAGCGACACCCCACCACATACCCATAGTCCACGCCGTGCGCCTTGGCGCCCGCAGACTCGAGTGCGTCCTTCATGGCCACGCCATGCTCATCGGCCCACGCCCTGCCGAGAACAGACGCCTGCTTCGAGGGGGCGTCACCCAGCACCAGAACATCCGAGCCGTTGTTCAGGAAGTCAACCCTCTCCCACTTGCCCTCGGCCTGCCAGTATTTGCGAAGCGGACACCGCTTGCAGTTGGCCCTGTCAAACCCCATCCGTGTCCCCCGCCAGTTCAATCCTCGCAGGCGGCATCTTCTCCTCGATGCCAGAGTACACCAGCACCAGCGAGCTACACTTGGGGCAGGACAGGTTGGTGACCATGCTGTAGAAGTCGCTGTCCTCCGCCTCGTGGTCGCCACCCCAAATCAACTCGGTATTACAATGCCAACAGTTCATCATATCTCCAAAGGAAAGGGGGACACTTCGCGGCCTCAACCTACCTCAAAGGGCTCGCTGGAGAACCTTACCCTCTGATTCTGAAGTGCCCCCCTAAGGGTGATGGGACGCCCCGCAGGAGCAACCACGAACCTTACCCGACGACGTGAGGACACAGACGTGGCCGGGATTGGGACGCCCCAAAGTCATTAGAACGGCACGTCAGCGTCGAGGTTCGCGCGAGCCGAGGCTGCTTCGGCAGCAATCGACTGGCGGGATTCGGCCTCGCTCTCACGCAACCACTCCGTCTCGGCAAAGGAACCCTCGCCCACAGGAGGGGTGAACTCGATCCATCCCTCCTTGTTGACGATGTTGTCCCGGCCCCAAGACTCAATGCTGTCCCAATCGAAGCCGTCGTCCAACAGGTCGCCAGCCTCCTCACGGCTGTAGCCGAGAGACTCGAGGAACGACATCCACAAGCGACCCGCCCAAGGGTAGGGCTGGCCGGAGGCGTCGGCGCACATAAGCTGACCGTAGCACACGCGGCCCTTCTCGGGGCCGTCGGCGACGACAGCCTTCCACGTTGCCATGTAGTTGCCGGCCCTGCTCTTGTCCGCGCGCAGCATGTCAAGCCGCATACGGTAGATGCCTCGGGTGCTCAACTTGCCACCCTGCAAACTCTCACTCTTATCAATACGAAACGTAACCATGTCTTCTCCCTCTACTAAAAGTTGGCGAAAAAATCGTCCAACAGGTTGGTCTTGTGGCGACGGAGTGCCGCCCTATCAATGCCGTCGCTGACTGCCCAGCGAACGTGTCTTGGATCTTTGTCCTCGTACTTGGTTGAGATGCTAGGCCCGTTGGCCTGCAACCACTTCTTAACCGACCGGCGGTCCTTCGCCTCCGCCTTGATGATCCCCTGACAAACCTTCTCGGCCAACTCGTCGAGCCACTCCAGCCCCTTGGGTCGGGGCAGGTCATAGCCTGTCGCAATCATGATCTCCCTGATGTTGGTGGGAGAGAAGGCGGGCATCATCGAGAGCCGACTGCCCGTGATGAAGTTTGGGTCGGGGGCGGACTGGTAGACGTAAGGCCAGTTGCTGATGGCGTCCTTGTCGTACTTGATGCGGACCACAAAGTCAGACATCGCCGGGATTTTCTCGGGCAGTTTCCAGCCGGTAATCGATGGGTGTCCGGGGATGAACACAGTCTTGTTGTCGCGGGTGACTTCGCGCGGCGGCGTCTCGTGCATGACGAGGAAGGTGTGGCAGTCCGCGTTCCGCACCCCGTCGCGCAGCTTGTACATGGTCTTGATCAAAACATCGAATGCCTTGAAGCCAGCGTTGCGCGGGTTGCTCTGGATGTGAATCAGTTCCGCATCGGCGATCAGGCTGAAGTCGTCGATGATGATCGCGTCGTACTTCTTCGATGCGCGATGAACGACATCGGTGATCTTGTCCACGGTGACGCCGGGCGAAAGCTCCCATGTGTCAGGCTCGTGCCCGATGTAGTCGCAGCAGGATGTTCCCCCCACCGACGTGACCACCAGCGCGTTGGGGAATGACTTGATCAGGCCAAGCGTCTTCCCCTTCTTGGGCGGTGCGTAGATAATGCCGAACACCTTCGGCAGGTCTTTACCCTTCGTCTTACTCATAGTGTCCTCCTCGTTTGCAGGTCTGAAAGAAACGGCACTCACCGAACGTGGTTTGGCACGAGTGCTCTTGATGACTCCCCGGCCAGTCGAAGGCGCTGCGCCCACTGAACTGACCTATCATCCGCTCGGCAAGTCTAACCGTCTCGGGGAACCGCGCAACAGACTTTTCTGCATAAGGCAGAACCTTCCGCTTGAACGAAGAAACAGGCTTCCTGTCGTTCCACCCGATGAGGTTCAGGATGACGCCCCCAAACTGGTCACCGTACATCTCACGCCCGATCATCTGCTGGCCGAGGAACTGGCCGGACAGGGCGTACTTGTTGTGCGTGCGGTGAAGGATGGCGAAGCTCGTCTTGTGGTCTACGAAGTACACCTTGTCGTGGTGCTCCACGATCAAGTCGATGCGCGCCGTGTAGTCATACGCCCTCTCCGTGTTGTCCATGTGCGGGTCGAGCACCTGCGTCTCCACTTCCTTCTCGACGGAGAGGATGTGCCAACTCGGCAGAGGATACATCGCAGTGTACTGATGGTAGACCTCGACGGTCCTGTCGTGCCACTTGTCGTACAGGGGGCTGTCGGCCAGCGCCACGCAGTGGGCCACCGCGTTCTCGGGGGTGAGGTACGAGGGCTCCTCGTCCTGCTGCGCGCACTGGATGTTGGCGTAGTGGTGGGCAAGGGCGACGTGCATCAGCGTGCCGCGCACGAGCGCGTCCGTGGGGGGAAGCTCCCGCTCCTTGTTGAAGGCGTAGTGGCGGGGGCACCGAAGCACGTTG